GGAAAATAGCGATTACACGGAAGACGAGATAGACCAGATTATCAAAGCGGCTTGTACTATGACCCTAACCACCAGCTTGAAGACGAAAGACAAACTGTTCTGTCGCGTCAAACTAAACGGGACTACTTTTTCAGGACATCCTACCCGGACGACTCTGGGTAATACAATAAGAGTCATTTGTTACATAAAATACGCGATGCACAAGGCGGGTATTAATCCTTTAGACTACATAGCTTACGTTGCCGGAGACGATAGCATGATAAAGGTGAGGAGTGCCGAGATAGCCTTAAAATTTAGAGATGTATTCTGGTTATTATGGGACAAAACAGATGTTGGTATAAAGGGGTTAGGGCAGAAAGCCAAGGAGTTGATTATTAGAGAAGGGACTTATTTTGATTTTTTGTCTAAGGACGCTCTATATTATGCTGGGCGCTACCATATTTTTAGGGGGTTGGAGAAGATGCTGGATGGCAGTCTCACAACTGACAAGCAATCTTATAGAGGGGATTTCCCCAGAGAGCATTCTAAGATGGTAGGTGAGCAAATCATTAGTTGGGGCAAGAACATAGACCTCTACAGAGAGATGGCAAAGAACAGAATAGCCATAGGAGAAGGTTCGAATCCTTCAAAAAGGACGTTATCGTTGTTTAACGAATACCAGAAATGGACTGGTACAACTGAGGTAGCTCTATTACCTAACGACCTAATAGAAGAAATGTGGGAGCACAAGTACAAAATATCCGGCGGTGAAATAAATAACATGATAGCCACATTAAAGACTAGCGATTGGAGCCATAGAAACCAATTGAGTGACGGTACACTCGACGAACGACATGAAGACGGAGAAATTATCTTAGGAAAGAAAATTGTTGTAAAAAACAAAGATGTCAAGAAAGTAGTCATAAAGCCGACCAACAAAGTCAGTGTTGTAAAATCTGACAATAATAAAATAGCACTCTCTGCCCCACACAAAATGGAGAAGAAAAATGATAACAAACAAGTCTCGCTTAGACTAGGGAAACAGGGAGGGCTCGAAAAACGCCAAATAGACAAACTATGGTACGATTACTCATTATGTTTATTGGACCCACTAAATGCACCAGCAGCTAGACGACCAACGGAGTTTGGTATTCCTACCTGTTTATTTGAATACAGAAATGAGACTGTTTTAACTCTAGCAGCAGCGAATGCTTATATATTCTTCAATCCGACAGCAACTTTGAGCGCGGCGAATGAATATAACTATTACAATTCGGCTACAACCACTTCCTCTTTAGTAGGAACATCCGGACCATCCATAACAACTAACCAGGCAACTTTGATGGGATCAGGAAATATTAGAATAGTTAGTGCAGGTATTGAGATCGATTATACCGGGCAAAAATTGAACGAGTCGGGTATTTTGAAATCGTTTTTTGACTATGGCATAAATCTAA